AAAATTAATAAAATTAATAAAATTAATAAAATTAATAAAATTAATAAAATTAATAAAATTAATAAAAAATATTAATAAAAATAAATAGAATATATGTATTAAATAATTTATGAATGATATAGAAACATCTTATATTTCAGATAAATTTGATAAACTTTGTAAATTATATGAAGATAATAATATTTGTAATATTATTTTTTATGGTGATAATAAAAGTGGAAAAAAAACATTATTGGAAAAGTTTATTTTAAAAATATATACTAATAGAGAAAATATAAATAAATATGTAATGATTCTAAATTGTTCACATGGTAAAGGAAATATTAAATTTATAAGAGATAATTTAAAGTATTTTGCCAATACTATAATAGATCAAAAAAATAATATATATTTTAAGTCAATTATTTTATTAAATGCAGATAAATTAACATTTGATGCTCAATCGGCATTACGTAGATGTATAGAAATTTATAATCATAGTACAAGATTTTTTATAGTAGTAGATGATAAATATAAAATACTTAGGCCTATTTTATCTAGATTTAGCGAAATATATATTAGAAATATTACTTCACATGAATGTAAAGATGAATATCATATTTTATATAATAAAAAATATAATAAATTAGTAAAATATTTTTGTAAATATGATAAGTTAATAGATATAAAAGATACATTTTGTTATAAAAATATATTAAAATTCGCTAATGTATTGTATTTAGATGGATATTCTGGTAACATATTATTACATTATATAGAAAATTGTTTAGAACATAATTTTAATAAATATAAATTTATATTGGTCTATAATAAGTACAAAAAAGAATTTAGAAGTGAAGAATTATTAATTTTTGTTGTTTTAAATTTTTATTATTTTCGTATTAATATACTTATAGAAAATATTTTAATTATTTAAAAATGGATGATTATAACTTATCATCATTAACCGAATCAAAAAATGAATGGTCTGCTAGATTAGTAAATGCTTTAACACCTTGTATTATAGAAGGTATAAATTCTATATTTCATGAAGCAACTAGATTATGTGAAGAAAATGATGAAAATGAAAAATATTTAATGACTTTTCAAAATTTATTAAATAATATACCAAAATGGAGTGAGGAGATTGTAGATAATGAAAAAACTAGAATATTAGAAAATACATATTGTATATATTTAGAGGATTTAATAACATGTGTTCATATTTTACAATTAAAAGCATTAACATGTGCCAGAGTTGGTACTAAACAAAAAAAAGTAGATATAAATATACCATCAATTAATCAATTTTTACACAAATTATATATAAATGTAGCGAGAAAAATTTATACTAATGTATATTTATTTGAAAAAGACATAGAACCATTATCTATTCAAAAAAATAATAGAGAATTAGAAATTATAATAAAAGAATGTATACTAAATACTATTAGAGATAGTATACCTGTTGAAAATATTTTAAGAGCTTATTTGGATGAAAGTTATGAAACGAATGTTGAAATAGAGGAAAAGAAGGAATTAATTCCTGATACAGAATTAATAAAAAAAGAAGAAGAAGATTTAAGAAAAAAAGAATTAAATAGAATACGTGAAGAAGTTAAGAATGAAATGGAAAATAAAGAAAGAAATAAATTAAATAGTATTATTGAAAATGTTAATAAATCTTTGAATATAGAAACAACCGAAGACAAATTACAGGAAAATAAACAAAAGAATGATGCTATTAAATTAAATTATAATGATACATCAAAATTAACTATAAATACAGATATAATAGATAACAACATAGATCTAGGTATTGAATCGTTAGATAATATTTCAAAAGATAATGATAATTTTAATGATAAAAATTTGAGCGATTCTGATGCAAATTTAGATTTCGATTTAGAAATAGAAGAATTATATTAATATTTTCGTTATAATTATTAAATATATTTATAAAATTATTTTATAATATATGAATAATTTATTAATAATATCTTTAATTATCGGCTGTATTTATTTACTTATAAAATTTATACATATAAAATTTATGTTAAAATCTGATATCTCAATAAAAAATATTCTTACAGAAACCATGTTTGTATTTATTGCTTCTATTATTGGTAATATTGTAATAGATAAATATAATATAAATAAGATTTTTGGCAATGAAAAAGAAGTTCCCGGTGTTTTTACCAGTGTTCCAGATTTTTAAAATAAAATTATAATTTTTTAATTAATAAAAAAATTATAATTTATGACAATATTGGTAATTCATCAATATTTATAATATACCCTCTATTTATGTTTTTTTTAGAAATATGATATTTATTAAATAATGGGTCTTTTATAACCATATTAGGAACATGATTATGAACACTTCTAGCAATCATTTTATATAATTTAAAATCAGGATATCTTTCATCACCATTATTCTTATATAATACATTTCTATTTTTATCATCAAAAACCCATTTCAATATTAGTTTTTTAATTGGTGATTTTAATTTTACAATATCATCTATATCATTTATAAAATAATCAAATATACTACAACCCAATCTACATAAATCAAAACTATAATTAGGTTCAATTATTTTTTTATTTTTATCAAAATATGGTTCAAAATTATATTGCGAATTTGCATCACCATTTATTGAATAACTATCACTACATATAAGTTGATTTTTTAAACTATAAATAGCTCTACCAAAATCAATTATTTTATATATTTTACCATGAGTAGGGACTTTATAGTGAATATTGTTATATTTATAATATAAGAATTTTTTATCAGTATTTACATATACAATATTATTTGTATGCAAATCATTATGTGTAAAATTAAATACCTTTTGATATGTAATTAAAGTAAATAATAATTGTAATACAATAGATTCCCATTCTGTATCGCTAATTTTACTATTTAATATATAATTATCTAATGTATTTTCACAACATTCTAATATAATAGAATTTACAGGAAAGTTATTTAAATTAGCTGTTATTATTTCTTCATTCTCACTTTCTGATTCACTTTCTGATTCGCTTTCTGATTCACTATTTTTATCTGTATTATTATCGTCATTACTAGAATTGCTATTTGATGTATTTGAACTTCTTGAAGAACATAAAGAACCGCTACTCGAAGTATTAGAAGTATTATTATTTTTAAATAAATTTATATTATCAGACATATCATTTACATCTATTGAATTATTAACAATATCTTCTTTATTATACTGTAATACTATATCGTTATTTATATCGTTATTTGTATCGTTATTTATATCGTTATTTGTATCGTTATTTGTATCGTTATTTATATCGTTATTTGTATCGTTATTTATATCGTTATTTGTATCGTTATTTGTATCGTTATTTGTATCGTTATTAGATAATTCTATAATATCATTTAATTCTATATAAGAATCGTCAATATTAATATTTTTTTTCTTATAGTTATTTTTTGTTTTGTTAAATAAATTTTTTACTTTATCTATATCAATTATTTTAAATAATTTATCAATGTTTTCATGAAAATATGTTGATTCTGATAGATAATCTATATCATCTTCTATATTACAATAAAAATCTTTTTTTATACATAAAAATCCACCGTAATAATCTATTCCATTTATAAATTTGTGATTATTTAATAAATAACTAGATAAATATGAAAAAAAACCATCTGTATATGCTGAATTATTCATATCTTGTATTTTATTTAAAGTACAATTAGAATTATCTAATGTAGGTAGAGTAGTAATATCATATGATATATCATATTTTCCTATCATAAATTTACAAGGGTCTATAAGTGGGCTATATTTAATAAATATTTTTTTATTAATAATATTATTTGAATCATCTGAAACATTTGCTATAAATTTACTATCAGTAATCTTTTCGGTTATATTAATAATATGATATTTATTATTTAAATTTATACAATTATAATTATTGCTAGATAAATTAAAAAAATAATTATATATTGGAATATAATTTTGTGGTTTTATCAAATTGTAACTGTTTTCTAATTGGTAAAATAAATCAATATTATTATTTTTCTTGTAATAAATAGTCATTTTATAAAATATTATATAAATATATTTTATAAATTTAACTAAAATATGATATATATATACTTTTAAATATATTTTATTACTTATATAATTAATAAAATATGTTAAAATATGTAAAAATATATAATTAAATATATTTTATTAATTATATAATTAATATGACTTTAGAATTAAAGAAATTTGATATGAAATCTATAAGTTTTAAACCGGATGAAAATAAAGGACCTGTGATAGTTTTAATTGGTCGTCGTGATACTGGTAAATCTTATTTAGTAAGAGATTTATTATATTACCACCAAGATATACCATTGGGAACTGTTATAAGCGGAACAGAAGCAGGTAATGGGTTTTATGCTGAACATGTTCCTAAATTATTTATACATGATGAATATAATAGTGCAATAATAGAAAATATTTTAAAGCGTCAAAGAACTGTTTTAAAGCAGGTTAAAAAAGAAATGGAATTATATAGGAAAACAACAATAGATCCAAGAGCATTTGTTATATTAGATGATTGTTTATTTGATGCGACTTGGACAAGAGATAAAATGATGAGATTGTTATTTATGAATGGTCGTCATTGGAAAATGATGTTAATAATAACAATGCAATATCCATTAGGTATTCCACCTACTTTGAGAACTAATATTGACTATGTATTTATATTGAGAGAACCTTATATATC